ACTTCTACTCCTTTATAAAAAACTTTTTTTCTTCCCATTATGTTCAATTCTATAGAAGCTTCTGCTATTTTAGTAATATATTTCATTTTATATCCATCCTTTTAAAATATTTATATGTATATATTTTTTGTTTTATAAATAATATTGGTGGGATACAGTAATTGTACGCACTTTTATTATATCATAGTATATATAAAATTGCATCTTTTTAAGTATTTTGAGATTTAAAAACATTACTCCCATACATTAAAATACTATATACATATATAAACAAGGAGAAAAAATGCCATTAATGTCACCAGGCGTTGAAATAAACGAAATTGAAGTAAGTATAACCATTCCTGCTATAGGAAATTCTACAGCAGCATTTGCGGGTGTATTTACTAAAGGACCAAGTGATAAGTATTTACTTATTCAATCAGGAGAGGATTTAATTAATTATTATGGTAAACCAACTAATGATAACTATAATGATTGGTTTCAATGTTATAACTTTTTACAATATTCAAATAAATTATTAATTTCTAGAGCAGTTGATGAAGACGGAAGTTATTCAGAAACAACGGCAATTATCACTGGAGCAGCGACAGGTTCTGTTGATGTAGGTTCTTTAGATAATTTACAAGCAGGAGATACAATTAAATTTCACTCTACAGATGAAGAAGAGTATCAAATTGAAACAATTATACCAGACGCAGCTTCAGCTGTAGCTCAAGTAGACACAATTACTATTTCAGGAGTAGATGGTGTTGCTAAAGATGCTGATTATACATTAAGAGTAACATTACCAGATGGAAGTTATGAAGATGTAACTTTTATTTCAAACAATAAAACTACTGATGAAGTAGCATCAGGATTAGCTGAAGATATTAATGTATTATCAAACATATCTATTACAGCTACAAACAGTGCAGATGGAACAGGTGTATTAACATTAACATCTTCTATAGCTGGTCAAGAATTTACAGTTATACCATTAACAAATTCTATTATGACACATGTAGTTGTTACACCAAACACTCCAGCTGATGAATATCAATTAAATTTAAATTCAACTACTGATTTTTCTATTTTAGGTCTTACAGATCTTAACTTATGGAAAAAAACAGCAGCTTTCAATGCTATAGCTTGTGCTCCAGCAGAAGGACAAAATGCTAAAACAGCAGCTGAATTAAAATCAGAAAGAATTTTTATTGCTAATGAAGAATCTTATGAAGTAAAAGAAATGTCATTAAATATGACTTCAGATACTAAATTGAAATTTATTGCTAAATCATCAGGTGCTATGATGAACAAAATTGAAATTGCTATTGCTAGACAAGCTGATTTTGAATCAGGTGTACAAACAGCATTTGAAGGAATTAATCTTAATGGACTTTTAGAATTTGTTCCAGATGAAAGCAAAAGAGAAATAGCTGTAATTGTTAAAGTTGGAGATGAAATTGAAGGTTCTTATGTAGTTTCACTTAATCCTAATTCTAAAGATTATAGAAATAAATCTAATTATATTGAAGATGTATTTAAGAAATTTGATTCTTATTTATGGGTAAAAGATAATGATTCTGTTACTGATATGCCAGCTTCTAGATTATATACTGGTCCTAAAGAAATTGCTGGTGTTATGATGCCAGAAAAAAATGAAATTCTTATTACTTCAAATGGTTCAGATGGTAATGTAGGTCCAGCTGATATTGCTAAAGCTTATGGAGATGTTCAAGATAATACTATTTTTGGAAACAAAGAAGAATTGGATGTTGATATTATTATTGCTAATGAGCAAGCAAGAGTTGCTTCAGGTAAATTGGCTTATGATAGAGGTGATTGTATTGCTTTTATTGGTGCTAAATTTGAAGATATAGTAAATCTTAAAGCTAATAAAATTGTTGAAAATTTAATTTCTGATGTTAATGATGGAGAATTAAGTACATTATCTAATTCTTTCTGTGCTACATTTGGTAACTACAAATATCAGTATGACAAATTTAATGACAAATATAGATGGATATCATTAGCAGGTGATGTTGCTGGACTTAGAGCAGATACAAACACTAACTTACAAGCTTGGTGGGCAAGTGCTGGTCTTGATAGAGGTCAAGTTAAAAATGCTGAAAAATTAGCATTTAATCCTAATACTGGTCAAAGAGATTTACTTTATAAAAATAGAATTAACCCTGTGGTTACTTTCCCAGGACAAGGTAATGCTATTGTATGGGGTCAAAAAACTCTTGTATCTAAGTCTTCAGCTTTTGATAGAATTAATGTTAGAGGATTATTTAATATTCTTGAAAGATCTATCAGTAGAATGGCTAAAAATTACTTATTTGAATTCAATGATGTATTTACTAGAAATAGATTTACAGCAGCTATTAATCCTTTCTTAGAAAGTGTTAAAGCAGGAAGAGGAATTTATGAATTTTATGTAAGATGTGATGAAAGTAACAACCCACCAGAAATGGTTGATGCTAATAGATTTATTGCTGATATAGCAATTAAACCTACTAGAGTTGCTGAATATATCACTCTTAACTTTGCAGCAGTTGGTACTGGTGTAAGCTTCAGTGAGGTATTTGTTTAATAGACAAATGCTTTACATTTTTGTTTCCTCTTCGGAGGAAACATTAAAATCTACATTTAAAATCTTCTTTCATTCAAAAATTATTGTAAAATTATATTATTTGTTATTTATTTTCTGCTTAAGAACATTTTTTAAAAATGTCCTTTTTAATCAAGCAGTTTGACTAATGGATAAGTCTTTATTTAGTAGTTTCTTCTTTAATTTCAACATCCAATTCTGAAACTGGTGCTTCTATTAATAATTCTTCTTTTGGTTCTTCTTTTTTAACTTTTCTATTTTTAGCAGGTTTTTTTACTTCTTTAGTTTGTGTTTTGTGTTCTTTTTTATCTTCAAAAACAAATTTATCTTTATTTTTTAAAACTATTTCAGCATTATCATCAAATACAGTTCCAGCCGGAATAATTTGACTGTTTCCTTTAAAATAAATTTTAGTGTCTATTAATACTTTAGCCATTTTTTTCTCCTTTTATATTATTTATAAACCCAACCAAATATTTGTTTGATTTTCTATAGATATTAATATTGCTTCTTGTAATTCATCATAAGAAACATCTTCAATAGTATTATCAGCCAATTTCCATGATATTGTTTCTATATTTTTCTCTTTCATGTAATATAATATTTTTAACATTCTCATTTGTGATTTTTCATCAGCATCATATTTGTTTCCACTTGCTGTAGTTACAATTAAATTAGAAACATCTTCACTTTTTAAAGCTGTTTTACCTTTTGGTTCTTTATCTTTATATATAGGAGTTTTTTTAATCATAACTCCCTTTTTTTCTATTTTATAATCAATCATTAATATGATCCTCCATCAAATTCATTTACGTCTATCATAATTCTTTTAAAATAATCGCTTCTGGATAAAAAATCTTCAATAGTAACAAGTCTATTAAGAGTACCTTGTTTTATTTTAATTATTTCTATAATATCTCCATAACCATTATAATCCAATATAACCACTTTTGCTCCAAGAGGAACTTTATCTATACCTATTTCATTTTTGTTTTTAAAATAATAAGTTGGTAATACATACATTGCTTTTTGCTCCTTTTATTTATTATGAATTAAATACTGTAATTTCAATTAAATCACCTTCATTTTTAGGATCATTAAATATTACATATGTTGTTCCAAAAGTGGTAGTAACATCATACTCACTTTTTCTAGCTCTTATTCCATTAGAAAAAACAAAACAATTATTATCACTAAAAACAACATTTTCTATAATAAATTTTGATTGTTCTTCAGAAGCAATATGAGCATATTCTTCTATTGATACTTCATTTGTTTTTTTCTCAGGCATCCAATAATTACCATTCCAAACTAAAACATCACCAACATCTAATAAATCAGCTAAAAATACATCAGACATATTTTCTAAACTATATTCTTTTGTTTTAATATTAACCCATTTATTATTGTTAGCATCCCAACTCAAATAATCATTATGTTGTATATCTGTAACTTCAATATTAGCATGTTGTTCAATAGGAGCTAAAGGAATATCCAATCTATAATCTAAATAATCTTTTGTTATTAATGATTTTGGAGTATCAATTAAAGAATTTAATAAACCTGGAGCTATTATTTTGCCTGTACTATATACTTCAAAAGCATTTTTTTTGTCTAATTCACTAGTACCTATACCTACTTCCAAAATAGTATCCAATGAAATAGCTTCATTCCATAATCCCACTGTAAAAGAACCTCTGTTTATACTTGAAGTTCCATATCCTATTGAAGAAGAATATTTTCCAGTTGCTTTTGACTCTTTTCCAGATACTAATGTATATGCTCCATATGCTCTTGTTTCTTCTCCAAATGCTACAGAATTTTCACCTAAAGCTCCATTATCAGATTCAAAATATTGAGATGAAAAATCCAAAGCATTTTTACCTATATTTCCATGATATAATGGATAAGATCTATTAAAGACTCATTTCCTTCCGATTCTTTTTTAATGAACACTTTACCATCTGTTGTATTTATGACAATTTCACCCAAATACATTGTGCTCAAAAGTGGCACTTTTGATTCAGTGGTAGTACGTCTATGTAAAATAATACTATCCATTATAATATTCTCCTCTTATCTTTATTCTATAAATATTTATAAAGGTATAATTATGAAAAAAAATTTTATTTTGGAAATGTTGGAAAAGCCCTTTTTCAATAAAGAAGTAAAAAATTCAGAATATTCTTCAATTCCAAAAGAAGAAAAAATTGAAATGGATTTAAGTCATGATGTTCCAACTGGATTTTTTGATAAATTTGATGCTGGATATTTTTCTTATAATTCAGAAAAATTTAAACAAACACAAGTTCAAGCAGATTTAATTAAAAGTTATAGAAAAATAGTCAACATTCCAGAAGTATCTGAAGCTGTGAATGAAATAGTTGATGAAGCAGTTTTTTCTCCAGGAAATAATGACATTTTAGCTATGGATTTTGATGAAGATATACCTCAAGAAGTTAAAGATACTTTTTCAAAAGAATTAAAAAATATATCAAATAAAATAAAATTAGATAAAAATATTTATTCTATGTTTTTAACATTTTATACAGATGGTCAATTAAATATACATTGTGCTTATGAAGAAAATAATACAGAAATAGGAATAAGCAAAATAAGTATTTTGAGTCCTTTTGGTTTAGTTTATAATTATAATAAACAAATTTGGAGTTATGAAGATGGATATTCCTCCAAATTATTTTCAGTAAATGGAATGGATGGCGATGAAGTTTTTGACAAAGAGGAAATAATAAGAGTTGATTCCGGAATATATAAAGATAACAATATTTTAAGTAATCTACATGTATCTATAAAAACTGCTAATATGTTGAACACTTTAGAAGATATGCTTATACCTATGAGATTTTCTCGTTCAGTTTCAAGAAGAGTTTTTAATGTTGATGTATCCAATTTAAATAACAAAAAAGCCGAAGAAGCTATGAATAAAAATCAAGCTAAATTTGCCTATAGTCAATTTTATGATCTTGAAACAGGAACAATTTCAAATCAACAACATATTAGCTCATTGACTGAAGATTATTGGTTTCCAAATAGAGGTGGTGAAAAAGGTACAACAGTTGATACTATTGATGAAACGGGAAACTTGGGAGAACTTGGAGATATAGTTTATTTTAAAAGAAAATTATACAATAGTTTAAAAATACCTACAAATAGATTAAATGTTGAAGGTCCAGGAGAAGGAGAATTTGATTATGATACTACTTCTGTGAGTAGAGAAGAAATAAAATTTTTCAATTTTATATCCAGATTAAGAAATCAATTTTTGGAATTATTTTATGAATTGCTTAAAAGAGAATTAATTTTTAAAAATAAAGTTAATGAAGAAGAGTGGATAGCATTACTTCCCAAAATGAAAATTAAATTTGTTTCTGAAAATAAATTTTATGAAAAGATGGAAAGAGAAATACTTACTCAATCATTATCATTATATCAAGATGTAGAAGAATTAATAGGAAAATATTTTAGTCATACATTTGTATTTAAAAAAATATTAAAAATGTCAGATGATGATATTAGAATTTTATCTGAAGAAATTGAAAAAGAAAAAAAAGACCCTTTATACGCTAGATTTTATTCAAAATCATCAAATGAAAATGAAGAAGATAATGAATGGTAATATATAAATAAAATAAAAAGGATAATTACATGAAAGAAGCTATAACAGCAGCAGAAGAAAAAAGATTTAGTGATTTCTCTAAAAAAATTAAAACATCTTTAGAGGATAAATTAAGAAATAATGAGGTAATCAAAAGCAAAGCTGATGAATTATCAAATTTTCAAAATATGAAAGACGTTTTTTCTCAAATAGAAAAGTCTAACTAATATAAGGAGAATTTAATGAAGTTAATAACAGAAAAAGCTATAGTGCTTAATGGTTATTCAGAAGAAGAATTAAATGAAGCTACAGGTATAACAGAAAAAAATTATTATATATCAGGTATTTTTAGCACTCCAGAAGCTAAAAATAGAAATGGTAGAGTTTACTCTAGACATATTTGGGAAAGAGAAGTTGAAAAATATCAACTTGAAATTCAAAATGTATCAAAAAACACTTTATGTGAATATAATCATCCACCAAGAACTAATGTTGATGAAATGAAAGCAGTAGCCAGAATTGTAGAATTAAAAATGGATTCAACTGGTAATGTTATAGGAAAAGCAAAAATTCTTAATGATAATACAGAACTTACTAATAAACTTAAAGGTTTAATTAAAGAAGGCATTAAAATTGGAGTTTCATCAAGAGGAGTAGGAAAAGTATCTGCTACTGGTATTGTAGAAGATTACAAATTAATTACTTATGATGTTGTTCCTGATCCATCCGATTATAATGCTATGTTAAATGGTGTTGTAGAAGGATACACATTTGAAAATGGAGTTATGTTAGATAAAGAATTTCAAATTGATGAAAGTGGATGTATTGGAGAAATTTGTGATATGCCTAATGTATCAGAATCATCTACAGAAAAATGTCCCATTCAAGAAAAAATTGATATGGCTATTTCAGAAGTTAAAAATGATATATATAATAATATATCTAAATATATGGAAGAGACTATATATAAAATAAATGAAGATAGAGATAATTTAATTCAAACTATGTCTGATTTTTTAGAAGAAGCAAACATCAATATAAATGTTGAAAAAAATATTGAAAATATTAAAAAAAGTGAAAAAGATAGTGAAAAAGAACTTAAAGAATCACTTTTAAAAATTGCTGAACAATTGAAAAATCAAAAAGAAGAAAATTAATAATAATCATTTCAATACTCTATATATAAAAATGATAATATAAATAATATAAACAGATAAAAATTATATATTTTTGACCGGAAATGTCTCTAAACTAATATAATTTTTATCGATAAAAATTCAAGGAGAAAAAATGGAACAATTATGGGAAAGTCTAGACATTTCTGAAGAAACAAAGTCTTTGCTTCAAGAATCTTTTGATTCAGCAGTTTTAACTGAAGCTGTTAAATTGGCAGAATCAAAAGAAAATGAATATGAAGAATATATGTTGTCTGAAATGACTAATATGAAAGAAGAATTAGAGCAAACATTAGATGCTTATTTAGAAAAAGTTGTAGAACAATTTGTAGAAGACAATACTTTTGCTATTGATGAAGCTGTTAAATCAGAAAAATATGAAGCAGTATTAGAAGGATTTAATTCTTTACTAATTGCTACAGGTGTTGAAATTATTGAAATAGCAGAAGAAAAAGAAGAAGGTAGTGAAACAAATATTCTTAAAGAAGAATTAGAAGAAACTACAGAATTAGCAGATTCTTTGATGGAAGAAATTATTCAACTTAAAGAAACAAATGCTGAACTTTTAAAAACAGGACTTGTTAAAGAATCAATGGAAGATATGACAGCTATTCAAAAAGATTCTTTTTTGAAATTGGCATCAGTTGTAGATTTTGATGATAAAAATCCACAAGAATTTATTAGTAGAATAGATACTTTAGTAGAATCAGTTAAAAGAACAACTACATCAGCTCCTTTAGTAAGTGAGTCTATCATTGTTGAAGAAGTGGAAAAGAAAACAAACAAAACTTATAAAAGTATGAGACATTTATATTAGTATATATTTTACTAATATAAGAAATTTAAAAAATATAAAATATAAATATATATAAAATAGGAGAATTAAAAAAATGGAATTACTAACGGAAAAATATCAAGATTTACTTGAATCAAAAAAAATGCCTGCTATCGCTAGAAGCGAACAACCAAATATTGCTTTACTTTTGGAGAATCAATCAAAAGAAGAAGCAAGATTATTAGAAGAAGGAACTGTAGCAGGTGATGTTGCTCAATTTACTCCAATCTTTATGCCATTGGCAAGAAGAGTTCAACCAGCACTTATTGCTAATGAATTAGTAGGTGTACAACCACTAACCAGTCCTACAGGATTTATTTATTCACTTGCTTTCAGATATACTGGAAAAGGTGCTAATGCTGCTGATAAAACAGGTGGAAGAATTTCTCCAGTTAAAGGTGGACAAATAATTGAAGTAACATTTACTAATGGTGCTGCTGCTCCAGTTGTAGGTGAAGAAATTACTACAAATGGTCAAACTGCTAATGTAATTTATGTAGAAGGAAATCTTGTACTTATTGATGAAAAAGTAGGAGTATCTGGTCAAACATTTACAGCTCCATCTGGATCTGAAGGTTCTATTGATGCTACTTTCTCAAATGAATTAACATTTAGAAAAATTCTTAAAGGATATACTGGATCTCTTCCAACATCAGAAGCTGAATTACTTGGTTATGATATGGCTGAAATTGGTTTTGAAATTAAGCAAACTCAAATTGGTGTTGAATCAAGAAAGTTAAAAGCTGAATATACTGTTGAAATGTATCAAGATCTTAAATCTATGCATGGTCTAAATGCTGATGAAGAACTAATGAACATCATGGCAGTTGAAATTCAAAATGAATTGGATAGAGAAATTGTAGATAAAGTAAATAGTTGGGCTTCTGTAGCTGGTGACTTTGTAATTGGTGGTACTAATGCTAGTGGTTCTACAAGATTTGAACTTGAAAATATGGCGCATTTGACTCTTAAAATTGCTAATGAATCTAGAGAAATTGCTAGATTAACAAGAAGAGGAGCTGGTAATGTATTGCTTGTATCTCCAAAAGTTGCTACAGTACTTGAGCAAGTTAAAGGATATACTCCAGTAACTCAAAATAGCACAACAGATGCTACTGCAGTTGGTGTATCTGTAATTGGTACATTTAACAAAATGAAAGTTGTTATGGATGCTTTTGCTTCTCATGAATATTGTACAGTCCTTTACAAAGGTTCTGACAGAAGAGATGCTATTGGATATTATGCTCCATATGTACCTGTTTCTTTCACAAGAGTTGTTCACCCAGAAAGTGGTCAACCAGCTATCATCTTGAATACAAGATATGGTCTTAAAGAAAACCCACTTAACGAAAATGAAGGTATTTATGCTAGAACTTTCGAAGTTAATTTTGCTGATTCTTTTTTAGCATAATTTAACTAAATTTGAATAGACTTTTGGTCTATTCAAATAAAAAATACACTTCTCACAAAAAATTCAAAACTTCATTATTTACAAAATCATTACACATCAACAGATCATATAAATATATTTAAAAGGAATATTAATGACCAAAATAATATTAAAAAATTCCTCTGGATCAAATAAAGAACCTTTAATGACAGATTTAGAAGAAGGTGAAATAGCAATTAATACTGTTTCAGGAACAATGTACACTAAATTGAATTCAAATAATGAAACATTTATAGGAACCACAGAATTTTACAATAAATTTAATATATCTCCATTGCCTATATTTGAATTACCTGCTTCTGCTAATGAAGGAGAAACAATATTAATTGATATTTTAAATTATAATTCTTCAACATTGTATGAAATTAAAGTTAATGGAGGTTTTGTTGATTATGCTTCTCATCCTTTTAAATGGGTGTTACCCGCTGTAGAAGAAACTAATTCTTATTATATTACTATTTCAGCTCAAGAAACAGGTAAATTAAAAAGTAAAAATACAGTTTATAAATGGATTTCTGTTTCAAATGTTTTGGAAAGTATGAACAGTTTAGATGAAAGCCTTATTCTTAATGCTACTAATATAAATGAAACTATAATTGTAAATACAACTAATTCTTATATATCAGTTGGAAGTATAACTGCTTCTGAAGAAAATGTCATTATTGAAACAAAAATATTTGAACAAGAAATTGATGAAGGAGATTGGGTTAATTATAAAAATAGTGTTCAAATTCTTCATAAAAATATTTTATATGATTATAGTGGAGAATTGAGTGATTATGGAGAATTAAGAATAAATTCTAATAGTGGAATAAATGAAGGTGAAATTTTTTATTTAAAACAAGATGATACTATAAAAGAAATTCAAGCTGATGATATTGAAACAAATAAATTACAATATCCAATTATTGATGTTGTTGTTATGAAAACAACATCATTGGTTTTATATGAAAATGGTGATTTAATTTCTCCAAAAGGTTTTTATGATAATGAAACAAAAAAAGATGTGATTATGTTATCTGGAGGTTTTGATACAAATTTTGCTTTTTGTATTACTTCAGATGGAACATTATGGGCAAAAGGAAGCAATGATTACGGACAACTTGGTTTAGGTGATACTACAATCAAAACCAGTTGGACTGATACAGGAATTACTGGAGTCAAAAGCATAGCTTGTGGAAACGCCCACTCTATGATAATCAAATCAGATGGAACTGTTTGGAGTACTGGTTGGAATAATAATGGACAACTCGGATTAGGAGATTGTGATGATCGACATTCTTGGACAGACACAGGATTAAGCAACATATCTTTAATAAATTGTGCTTATAATCATTCAATGGTATTTGAAAATAATTCAACATTAAAATCAACTGGTCATAATAGTTATGGTCAATTAGGATTAGGTGACATTACTCAACGATCTTCTTGGACTGATACAGGAGTTACTGATGTAAAAAGTATTTCTTGTGGTTATGATCATTCATTAATTCTTAAAACAGATGGTACTGTTTGGGGTTGTGGATATTCACGTTATGGTACTTTGACCACATCAGATTATACTAATAATTTTTTCTTTTATTTAAATATAGACAATATTGCCAAAATAATATCAACATATTACAATTCTTTTGTTTTAAAAAACGATGGTACAGTTTGGGGTACTGGAAGTAATTATCATGGAATATTGGGTTTAAATGATACTTCAGTTAAATATTCTTGGAATAAAATGATTGATACTGATATGGGTAATATAATAAACATTTGTAAAGGATATGACACATTAAGTCTAATAAATAATAATTTGGAAGTATATATAACTGGTTATAACGCTGACAATAAAGGAGATGGTGGTTTAAACATTAATGAAACTCACATTCCATTATTAACACAAACAAGTGCTAAAAGATATGATTCTTTAAAAAAATTAAATCCTTCCTTAACAAATGGTGTAATTTTTGAAGAATATGAAATAACAACAAAAACTAATTCATTATCAATGGGAACTACTCTTTCTGCTATGATAGATAAAAATGGAAAACTTTGGACAAGAGGACGTAATAATTATGGACAACTTGGATTAGGTGATAATACTGACAGAAACACATGGACAGATACTGGAATTACTGATGCAAAAAGTGTTTTAGCAATTCATAATTGTTGTTTTGTAATAAAAGAAGATAATTCTTTATGGAGTACAGGATATAATACAGATGCCAGACTTGGTGTGGGAGATTTGGAACATAAAAATGTATTCACAGATACTGGAATTAAAAATGTGATAGATGTAAAATCATATACACACACTATAATTATATTAGAAAATGGAAGTGCTATGGGTTGTGGTAAAAATGATTATGGTCAATTAGGATTAGGATATACTTCTTCATATGTGACATCCTTTGTTGATTTAAAAATTTATAATAAAATATTAACTGTAGAATGTTCTTCCAATTTTTCAGTAGCAATATTGGAAGATGGAAGCATGTGGAGCACAGGACGTAATAATTATGGACAACTTGGATTAGGTGATCAACATGATAGAACATTTTGGACAAATACAAAATTAAATGCTGTAACAATTGTATTAGGAGTATATTCAACACACTTTTTAGATAATGAAGGTAATGTTTGGGGTGCTGGATATGATACGAGTTATATGAGTAATTCTTTATTTATGTTATC